GATGATATAAAAGCATATGAAGGAATTAGTGATAAAAATTTATATGAAGATTTTCTTGAATTTAAAAATGATCAAATTGAGCAAGATGAGGATTTATATGATTTCGATTTTTGATTTATAACATATTAATAAGCATGAAAAAAGCAGACAATTTTGACGCCAAACAGTGGTTAATAGAAAATAAAAAAACCACATCCTCAATATTAAAAGAAGACGAGTCTAAATTTAGCGATATTAATGCTGATATGGACCCGAAGCGTAAAGAAGACCTTGAAAATTTGTTAGACGGTATTATTGATGATCTTTATGAGCAGGGAGGTTATGATTTACCTATTGTAAAAGAATATTTAATACATTTGGTTAGTAAATCATTTAAATTTTAAATAAAATAAAATAAGGGCCCTTTAAAAGAGGGCCCACCTTAACTAGGTTTTATAACACCTCGTTCATATATTTCCGATATTAAACTAATAAATAAAAATCATGGATATTAATGCTATCAAACAACGACTAAATTCATTACAGTCGACGAACAACACAGGCAAGAAAGAAAAAATTGATTACTCAAAAGTTTACTGGAAACCAAAAGAAGAAGGAAAGTACCAAATTCGTATTGTTCCTTCAAAATTGAATCCTAAAAACCCATTTCAAGAGGTTTTTGTTCACTATGGATTTTCAAAATTTCCTATCTACGCCTTAACTAACTGGGGAGAAAAAGACCCGATTGTAGAATTTGCTGCTCAATTAAGAAAAACTAATGACAAAGAAAATTGGTCATTGGCTAAAAAATTAGACCCAAAAATGAGAGTTTTTGCTCCTGTAATTGTTAGGGGTGAAGAAGAAAAAGGAGTACGTTTGTGGGAATTTGGTAAAGAAATTTACATGCAGCTTCTAGGTATTGCTGAAGATGAAGATTATGGAGACTACACCGACATCAATGAAGGTAGAGATTTTACTGTTGATGTAGTTAAAGGTGACATTGGTGGTCGTCAAGGTCTTAAATCATCAATTCGTATTAAGCCTAAAACAACTTCATTGAGTTCGGATGCCTCATTAATTCAGACATTCCTTAAAGAGCAACCAGTATTGTTAGAAATTCAACGCAAAATGGAATTTGATGCTTTGAAAGAAGTATTGCAAAATTGGTTGTCACCTGAAGAGGCTACTGGGGAAGTAGATGAGGATGAAGAAGAAGAAGTAGTAGAAGTAGCTCCAGTTAAAGCTTATGCTTTGAAAACACCTATGGCTCCTAAAGCCAACAAAGCAGATCAATTTGATTCTTTGTTTGAAGACGAAGATGACAATGATTTGCCTTTTTAATTAAATTAAAGTTATTTTATGCCAAAACCTAAAAAAAGCGAATCGCTAACGGAAGCAATCTCCTCAGAGATTAAATCAAATTTTAACCTTGAGAAATTCAAGGAAAAAAAATTGTTGAATGGAACTGTTAAATTTAAAGAACAAAAATGGATTCCATTCTCAAAAGCACTACAAGACTCAATTTCCGTAGCCGGCGCTCCAGTAGGTCACATTACATTATTAAGAGGACACAGTAATACAGGTAAGACTACAGCATTACTTGAGTTAGCAATTAGCGCTCAAAAAATGGGTATCTTACCTGTTTTTATTATTACTGAAATGAAATGGTCATGGGAACACGCTCGTACAATGGGTTTCCAACTTAATGATGTAGTTGATGAAACTACAGGAGAAGTAGTTGACCATGATGGGTTCTTTATTTATAAAGATAGATCATCATTGGGTACAATTGAAGATGTAGCTGAGTTTATTGCTGACTTGTTAGACGAACAGAAAAAAGGCAATTTGCCTTATGACTTGTGTTTCTTCTGGGATTCAATTGGTTCAATACCTTGTAAAATGAGTGTTGAAGCAAATAAAAACAATCCTATGTGGAACGCAGGAGCTATGTCTCAACAATTTGGTAACTTTATTAATCAACGTTTTCCTCTATCTAGAAAAGAAAATGCACCATACACTAATTCAATGGTAGCTATTAATAAAATCTGGGTTGCTCCAGCTGAAAATATTATGGCGCAACCTAAAATGAAGATGAAAAATGGTGAAACAATGTTTTTGGATGCTTCTATTGTATTGACTTTTGGTAACATTACTAATAGCGGTACAAGTAAGATTAAAGCAACTAAAGACGGTAAGGAAGTAGAATTTGCTGTAAGGACTAAAGTGTCATGTGATAAGAACCACGTTACAGGATTACAAACAAAGAGTGTTGTAATTGCTACTATTCATGGTTTTATTCAAGATGATAAAAAAGAAATTGATACTTACAAGAAAGCACATTCTACAGAATGGAAAGATATTCTAGGAGATGGAAAGTTTGAAGTAATCGAAGATACATCAGATTGGAATGAATCAACCAGAGATATTCCTCTAGACTTAATGGATGGAGAATAAATTTGGCCTATTTAAGAAAATTTGTTATATTTAAATAACATGAAAAAGAGCGACTTAATAAACCTTCTAGGCAAAGTAACCAAAGAAGATGAAGTACTGACTAATCCTCATGAGCGAGTATTGCTCATTGATGGGTTGAATTTGTTTTTTAGAAATTTTGCAATGATGAAAATGGTTAACCAAGATGGAGCTCATGTTGGTGGCCTAGGAGGTTTTTTACGCTCATTAAATTACTTAGTAAATCAATTACAACCCACTTCTGTCTATGTTGTATTTGATGGTGCTGGTTCTTCTATAAACAGAAAGAACCTATTACCTGAATACAAATCAGGTAGAAATTTAGTTCGAATTACTAACTGGGATGTTTTTGACTCATTAGAAGAGGAACATGATTCTAAGATTAATCAAACTGTTAGGTTAATCCATTATTTAAAATGTTTACCTGTTAAAACAGTTAGTATGAATAAGGTAGAAGCAGATGATATTATCGCATATTTAAGTAATATACTGTCTACTAAACATGGTTCTAAGGTATTCATTGTATCTAATGACCAAGATTTTATTCAATTAGTAGACGATAAAATAACAGTATATAGACCAGCTGAAAAAGAATTTTACACCAAAGATATGATTAAAAGCAATTATGGTGTATTAGCTGAGAATTTTATTTTATACAAAACACTTTTAGGTGATAATTCAGATAAAGTAGAGGGTATTAAAGGTTTAGGTAAAAAAGGTGTTACTAAAAAGTTTCCTGAATTGCTTGAACAACCTTTATCTTTTGATGATTTGATGGGTATAGCAGAGGCTAAATTAAAAGAGCATGTTATTTACGCTCGTGTACTTCATGATGAGGAAAGATTAAGAAATAATTACAAAATTATGGACTTAGGAAAACCACTAGTTGATGAAGTAGAAAAACAATACCTAGAAGAGTTTTCAGAAGAATTACCTCCAGCTTTGAATACCAAAGCATTTATGTTACTTTATAATGAAGATGGATTAGGCAAATTAATGAAAGATCCAGAATTAACAATCAACAACACATTTAAAGTAATAAACAGTTTTAAAAAATAAGTTATATGACACTCAATAATCTCAACGCTTATGGAACTTCATTCCAGGTTAAAGTACTGTCTTCACTACTAACACATAAAGAATTTCTATTGAATATTCAAGATGTGTTAAGTGAAGAATACTTTGATAACCAAGCACACAAATGGATCATTAAAGAAATCCTAAAATATTATCAAAAATATCATACTTGCCCTAGTATGGATGTTTTAAAAGTAGAATTAAAGAAAATTGATAATGAAGTTTTACAAGTATCAATTAAAGAACAATTACGTGAAGCTTATAAAGCATCAGATGAGGATCTTAAGTATGTAGAAGAAGAATTTTCTAACTTTTGTAAAAACCAACAGCTTAAAAAAGCGTTATTAACAAGCGTAGATTTTCTAAACGCCGGAGATTATGATTCTATTAGGTCAATGATTGATAACGCGCTTAAAGCGGGTGGAGACAAAAATATGGGTCATGAGTATAATAAAGATGTTGAATCAAGATATAGAGAAGACCATAGAAAAATTGTTCCTACACCTTGGGAATCATTTAATGAATTGCTTCAAGGTGGTTTAGGTAATGGTGACTTTGGATTGATATTTGGTAGTCCTGGAGGTGGTAAGTCTTGGTCATTAGTTGCTTTAGGTGGTTATGCTGTTAAATTAGGTTATAATGTTTTACATTATACCTTAGAATTAGGTTCTGACTATGTAGGACGAAGATATGACGCTTTCTTTACTAACATATCAGTTCAAGATATCACTAAACATAAGCCAAAAATTGAAGAAGCAGTGGCTCAATTAAATGGTCAATTAATTATTAAAGAATATCCAACAGGTAAAGCATCTATTTCAACTATTGAATCACATATTAAAAAATGTATTGACCTAGATTTTAAACCAGATCTAATCATTATTGACTATGTAGATCTTCTTCGCTCAAAAAAGAATAATCGTGAGCGTAAGGATGAAATAGATGATATTTATATTAGTACTAAGGGTCTTGCTAGAGAATTGAATCTACCTATTTGGTCAGTGTCTCAAGTAAACCG